GTCGCTACTTGTCAGTGCCTCCGCCGCAACTTTTGTCATATCCCAAAGCTTGACTGCTCGACCTTCAGGAATTTGAGTCTTGCTTCCACTGATATAATCTTTGACCGTCTGCTCATTTTCGTCTATGACCTTCATTGTGTTTTCATAGACACCCTCAGACCCTTCTGGAGCCTGAATCTTGGCAATATCTTCAGCCTTAATACTTGGTGGCTCTGGCTCTTTACCAGTAGCCTCATTAAACGAGGCTTGAGTAACAAGATTCCTAATGTCAATCTGAGCTTTTGTCTGATCAGCGGGGGCAGCGAACATCTCTTCCCCAAGCTGAAGCTGCTTTTCCTCAGACAGCATTTTGTCAATTCTCTCCTGGTCAAGAGAGTCTTTGACGGTTCCGTGCTTCGCGTCTAGCTTACCAAGCTGCTCGGTGAATTTTTGCTTGACTTCTTCTATTTTTCGACCAACTGACTGCCAGTCCTTGCCCTCGTACATGGCCTTTTTCTCAAGGGCCTTCTTGTCAAACAGGTCGTCAAAACTATTTAAAACAGCTTGTGCGAAATGGTGATCAAGTCCTTCAATGTATTTTTCGTAGTTGGAAATATCAGCTTCTAGCTGTTCACTTGGAGATTCTTTCCTTTTTCTTTCTGTCCAACTGTCGTATGACTTTCTGTTTTTAATGAAGTCATTATAATATTTAGGATCGACTGTCTCACTGAATGCCTTAATGTTATCTGTTAATATCTTAAGATGGTCTTCACTTGTGTCATGTTCTGAAGCTTCATTAAAAGGCAATGCCCCAGCAATCACCGCCCCGACCATCGTCGTTGCAGCTCTTTCGCTTTCGCCTAAGTCCTTGCCCTCTTCAAGTCCTCCAAGTTCCTGCTCGTCAACATCCTGCAGTTCCTCTGCAGCTTCTTCTTTTGTCTTGACTGTCAGATCTTGACCTACGGTCTCGGGGACTGGTGGCTCTGCTTGGAGTTCCTTGTCGCCCTCTTTCTTTTGGCCTACAAGTGCCTCTTCAACGGATTGCTCTTCAGTCGGCGTCTTCTTTTCCAGTTCTGCCTGCTTGGCTTCAAACTCTTCTTTCTGCTTCTTGCCTTTCTCTAAAAGCTTGCTGAGCCCGCCCTTTGGTACGCTTAGGCCAGCCTCTTTTCGTGCAGATTCCTGTTCTTTCGTTAGTCCACTCTCTTCGATTTTCTGAACATCGTCGGCGGATTTTTGTGCAGGAGTCTTTCCAGCTTTTGCCTTTATCTCGGCAGACAAATTGTCTTTGTCTTTATTCTCATTTTTGGCATCAGGACTTGTAGGCGGCTGTTCAGCCCTCTCGCTCATTAGCCCTTCATCAGCAGCATACCGCTCCTTCTCTCCAATGAGCGTGTAGTTCATCGAGTTGGCAAACTCAAGAAGCTGATCGAGATCTTCAAGAGATCCACCCTCAGCCATAGCCTCTTCAGGCATTGCACCCTCAGCACCTTCAGCACCTTCAGCACCTTCAGCACCTTCAGGCTCAACGGCAACACCACCCTGCTGCTCAAGCTGCATAATGCTTGCCTGAAGCTCTGGATTGTACAGTGCAACATCGTCTTCCCCGGCAAGATTGAGCCCGACCAAGGACATGATATCATTCGCCTTGATCTTGGCACCCATCGTCCAAGCAGCTTGGAGACCTGCCAGCTTCTCGTTGACATTGGGATCAGGAACGTGTGATTTGAATTTGAAGTTGATGTGCTTCATCGACGGGAAATTAAATTCAACATACCGCTGAACAAGATCCCTCGTAATTGTATCATCTAGATTTTCGGCATCGTAACGAACGATCTGAACGAAAGATTCTCGATGTAAGTCAGATTGACCACCACCAAGACCGGAAGGCTCGGCCCTGACGGTGGAGGTCTGACCCAAGATAAACCTCAAGATCCATCCGCCAAAATAGCCGTCAATCAACTCCATTAAGGCATTTACACCCTGTGTATTCGGCGGAATCTGCTCGATACCATACGCAGGGTTCATTGGATCGTGAGGCATGACGATTTGGTTGGCTGTTGCCTGCTTGTTGGCAATATCCAGCATTTCCTGCTTAGCTTGATCATCACCGGCTGGATAGCGATAAATCGTGAAGCCCATGCCAGAACGGTCAACAAGCTCAGCAAGCTGAGCCATCGTCTCTTGCTTTTGAAACCATGTCCAATAGATGAAGTGACGGATTCCGACGCCATGAATCATGCCTCCGGTCGTCGGGTCCTCATAATCCCCATCCATGATCAGGTGCTTATGAAGGGCCAGTCGAGCACGCTCCCACCTCCGCAGGAAAACGGCTGAGCCCTCTGTGTTCCACTCAAGATCCTGGCGTCCTGCAATAATGTCATTCTTGACATGTGCTGGAGAAACCTTGATGCCAATTTCATCATGGTCGTACTTGCCAGTATAATCTTCGTAGCGGAACAGAATTTTATCGCCGTTGACTGGAACCCAAGAATTAACGGCGATGACTTTAGTCCCACGGCTGGTGCGGGTAAAGCCCCAACGGTGCTGGATGCCGTAGCGTCCATACCAGATGGCTTCTAAAAGATTTCGTCTATATTTAACGAAATTAGGGATCGAAGCGATCATGTTGTGAAGAAGCTTGGCGACTTCAACTTGCTCCGGATCTCTCTTGTCCTCCGGCTCAATCGTCCAGTCAAGAAGTGCAACGGATTGTTGCCTAGCCAGAAGTGGACCCATGACCATTGGGTCCCGCCGCATCATTGCAGCGTTAGCTGTAGAATGACGAATGGATTCGTCTGGGTTTTTATATGTCTTCGCCAGGGTTGACACGATGCCGCTAAATGTAGCGACATGTGGAACAATTACCCTGCCTGCATTTGGGGCTAAATCCGGGTTGTTAAAGCTTGGATCTTTTGGCCTGTTGCCCTGTTCCCACTGAGCCCGATATTGCTCAGGTAGGGCATCCAGCTCTTTTTCTGAACGGAAATTCTTGCCGCCAAAGCGAAAACTATCACTCATCTCAAAAAACCCCAGCCTTGGTCATAGAGACTACCCTTATAGGGTATCTATTATACCACAGACTGGGGGTTTTGTCAAGCTAAATCTTGTTAAATTCTACAATATATTCATGAAAATCATAATTACCGTCGTCTGAAATCACTGGCTGGGGCAATTTCCTGGCTTTTACTTCATATCCGATACCAGAAAGCTCCTGTGCTAAGAACCAATTATTCTCAGAAAATGTTGCCCTAATCTTCTTGACATCGTCAGGAAAACGCTTTCTTAGCCCAGCCAAGTGCTCAAAGCTCTTAATGACTGAATGCAACGTAAGCTCTGGGTGTTCAAGATGCTCTGGAGCAAGCCAAGACCTTACATGCAAGGTTTTAGTCTTCTTTCTCAACTCGTTAATCATCATGAACAAATAATCGCCGTCAACGGCTTCCCGAGACTCGTAATCATAAACCATCTGCGTGAGAATCATCAAGCTGTAATTCGCCCTATCCGTCGAGCGTATAGGACCATTGTCAGACAGTAGCCTACCATACTTCTTAAGCTCCTTAAACTTCTCATGTGATATGGGGTGCTCATCAGCGATAATGTCAAGAGTATCGTTCCAGTCTTGACGATACCCATACAGGAAAGCAGTCTCGCCCAAAATGTCCTCAAGGCTCATTTCTCATCCCCTTGGCGAAGGTGAAGGCTCACCAGAAATGCCGCCTGCCCTAGTCATCTCACCGCCATAAACAGGCAGGAAAATTCCACCATCAATATCCGGATCAAAAAATCCGTATGGGAAAACTGGCGAATTACACCCACGTATTTTCTCCCACAAGAACCTGCCCTTTGACGGTGCATCGATGAATTGTTGGTAAAGAGATTGCGGGAATGGATTTGAGGCATTGCCATAATAGTAACTTACCCCTGCCTTATCGTCCTTCTGCATCCATTGATGGATAATCCCGGAGCAGACTGACGGAATCGTATTTTTCGGGAGTGGACTGTACCTCCCGCCAGCTCTAAATGTAACAACACAAATTTTTGAGCATACATTGTATTGTATTGACCATATGTGCGATGAACTAACCTTCATCTCTGGAAGCCAACATCTGGTCTCAGCACCAGTAAGTCCTCCCGTCTCTCCTCCAAGACCTTCTCCCCCAAGGCCTCCTCCAGGACCTACTCCAGGACCTACTCCAGGACCTACTCCACCAGGACCTCTTCCAGGACCTACTCCGGGACCCTCTCTGTCCTTAGGGCCAAAACCAGAGATGATTCGTGGACGCTCTACGGTAAAACCACCCCTCATCGAGCTTCTTGGGAGAGTCGGCATTGGCCTTAGCGGCCTAGAAGGACCTTGCCCGATGGAAACAATCGGGTCATCGCCTCTTGGATTGTAATACCTTTGAGTTTTATTGTAGTCTGTAATTTTCCTATAGAAATCAATCTGCGATCTGGGATACACCCTGGAGGCACCAAGGCCCTTGCCTTCAAGAGAAGATACGATTTGCTCCATCTCCTCCTCTGTTCTTGTCGTGCCCTTTCTTGACGCAGCATTGACCAAGAGCCCCGGAAGTATCCCGCTCTCCCCAAGCTTTGGTACAAGCCTCCTGATTCCGTCGAGCACGCTAGGCGTGCCAGCGAGCTGCCTAATGAGACTGTAAACTGTTTCCTTAATCATTTCTGTATCTTTCTAGTGCCATAGGAACGGGGACGGCGACCTCTCCATCTAGCACAACGCCACATCCCAAGATTGGACGCTTGGGAAATACCATTCCGTATCGGAAAGCATAGGCGTTAATATCAATCCCGCAGCCTACATTCATTCCAAATATCCTGTCGAATTTGTTCACATCGTAGTTGACAGAAAGATTTGTGTGAGTGTGACCGCAAACAACTGAGCAACGGTTGTTCATAGCCATATTCAAAGCATGATTTTTCCCGCTCGATCCAGTTCCATGAGAATACAAGACCCCGTCGATAACATGCTGGTCTCCCCAGATCCAGTCTCCAGTCTGATAAATTTCTCCGAGGTCTCTAATAAATCTTAGAGGCAAGCCAGCCTTCATTGCCCTTCTCTGGACTAATGCGTCGTGATTTCCGAGGCAAACGGCAGCTTCAGGGAAGGTCTCAATGTACTGATCAATGTACTCTTGAGCCATCAAAGATTCATTCTCTGCCCCTAAGGCATCATGTTCTGAATCATGAAACGAGATGGCGTGGTTGTCAACCACGTCTCCAATATGGACAACTGTGTCACAGTTGAAGTGCGAATATGTTTCGCACAGGAAGTCAATATAGCTTTCATTCACAAAGGGAAAGTGAGTATCGCCAATTACCAAAACTCTAGCCATCATTCTCTCCTAGTAGATTGCTAAACTTTTCAGGCATCGCTTCCATGACTCTCCTGATATTACGAGCAAGGTCAACTCCCACTTCCTCAACCCACTCTTCATCAGCAACCCATAATGCAGCGTGTAGTTGCTCATGAATCAATATCTCAAGTAGCTTCTCTCCCCTGAGTGAATCCTCAATGACTATCTTCTTGTTTTTCTTATCTGGCCTTTCACAATAACCTACACACTTCTTATCATCAGCAACAGGGTTCTTTTTGAAAACCAAATTCCAGATCTTTCCATTGACTCTGATTTTCATAAGCTGTCTCCCGCCGTTTCTAATCCAGTAATTGAGTGGCGTCTGACCAGCCCTGCTCCCTCTCCCCTCTGGACAAGCCTGTTCCAACAAACCTCTTCATGTTCTTGGGAACGATCCTGTCTGCAGACAATCCGTTTCTCACTGACTGCTGGGATGAATACAACATGTAACGCAAAGCATCCATCGTATGGTCATCTTTCTTCAGTGGCCTGCATGACTTATCTGAAGTAAACTGATCGTTGCTTCTGTTTGTTAGCCAACGGTAAGTCTGGAACTCTCTAACGAGATTCTCACACTTAGAATCTATTACAATTTTTGGCTCGCCGTGGCTGAGCATCAAATGCTCTTTCACGCAGTTTATGCCCTCAAGGACGGCGTTCTTTGCAGGAGTCGTCACAATCCCTGCCTTCTGAGTAAACAGCCTCATCAAGCCTGGAGCTGCCGGATCTGCATATGTATCCCTGTAGTAAGGACTCTTTGATTCCCACTTATGCTTTGCCTTTATCTCAGAGGCATGGTCTAAGTAGGTTGCTTTCTGATCCGTCGAATAGTATTCGTCATAGATATACCAAGTTCCAGCTGAATCCAATGCACCCCATAGGCAAACCATCGCATTGTCTGGGCCAGAACCCCAGTCAATTGCCCTGAAGTGATGAACGCCTTCAACAAGTAAATCTCCAACGCCTTCTTGAACGTGAATTGACGGATTGAATGAAGGATAGATAAGGCCCTCAAATGACGCAAACGCACCAATCATACGAACGGCACGCTCTTCCTCCGGGAGCATTCCAAAAAACTCGTCAAACCACTCCTTGCTTACATGTCCAGCCTCCATCGCACACTGAGTGTTGCACCTGAAAACCTTCCAAGTTTTAGGAAGCGTTCCTTCACGCATCATTTTTTCTAACGGCTGCGAAAGAAACGGATCAATTGGAGTGAACTCCGCCATCTTGCTTCCGGGGAAGTTGTAATCTCGACACCCACGATTTACTTCCGTTATAAGCTCCCAAGGGCATTGCTCCACAAAGCAAAAGCCACCGATAGAAGAAGCCTGCATCCTTGCACGGCCTTGGCTGTAAGACTTGAACTCAAGGACCCAGTAGTTCCGTGGATCATGCCCAGGCCAAGGCTTTAGCGGAACACGGAAAGGCCAGTTCTGTGACGACCTGTACCAATCGATCTTGTCCCACTGCACCTCTTCTTCTGGCAGCAATCCGCGACCGCATAGCTTCTCGTTCCAGCACACATCCATCGCCATGTTGTAGCCTTCGGCGATGATCCAGAACGGCGTGGCGGGTCGCGGTGGTGGTTGGTCCCTTAGGACCAGCTTCACAGACTTGGCTAGGGCGGTAGTTGTCGTACCAGCCCCGTTTCCGCCAAGCAGGAAATTTACACCAGTCGCATCTGAATTATAAAATGATGCCTGCTGATCATGCTTTTCAGGCTGATCAGTCCTTGGACTAAAAGTGAAATACATCCTATCTTGATCACGTTTCCACTTCTTTATAATGTCCTCAGGCAACAGATTATCAGGAGTTATCATTCAATCACCAAGACCAGTGGCAGGACCAGTATCGAGGCGTCGTTTTATCTGTTGCTGTGTCGCAATTATGCCTCGACTTGAAGTTTGCCCGCCGACCTGCGTCGTCGTGTCCAGAGCCTTTTTTCTTGCCTTCCTTGTAGTGACCCATGCTTGGGTCTCCAAATCTCACAATGATAACTCTTCCGTTTTTGTTCTTTACATAGACGGCAAATTTCTTAGATTCACCGGGAGTCTTGAATGGTTTGTTTAGCTTGACTTTCTTGCCCTTGTACTCTGCGTATCTCTCAGATGAAAGACAAGAAGAGATATCAATCTCCTCATGCGTCTCTTCCGAGTACCAGTCAACATAGTCTTCATCAGTCAGCGAATAGATGTCCTTCACCGTGATATAAGAACTGTACCCTAGCTCGCTCTTACTATTCAAGATCATCTTCACTTCTCCTAATGTGCTCGACTAAAGCCTTTCCTTCAGGCATCGACTCCAGCAAGCGGATCGCATTATTATTCATCTTGTCGTAAGCATCCTTGACAGGAATGCCAGCGACTCGATTATCCTCTATCTTTGTGAGACTTACATTCGTTATGTTTGTCTCGCTTACGCTCTTGTTATAAACTTCCGGGTTATGAGCCTTGAGCAGAAATTGAATTTGGCTCTTGTCGCCTTCAAGTGCTTGCTTAAACGCAATATTCTCAAGTGCAACAATTGCCTGCTTGCGTATTCTCATTACCTGCTCGACGATGTCGTCATCATCTTCAAGCCAGTCCAAAAAAGTCGATTCTTTAACACCGACAATTCTCATCGAGGCTTCAACGTCGGCAGTCGTCTTCAGAGCTTCTATGAAATTCCTTTTCCTAAGCTCTTCTCTGCTATTTCTCAGAACCACCTCCAGCACCCCCTAAGCCAAGGTCTTCAATCTCTCTGTTCCATAAATTAGATTGAATGTCTTTGCTGACATAGAAAAAATCAGATCCGTAATTTACTATGTAGCCAGCTTTTGATTCCTTGACAATCTTCCCAGATAAGTTACCAATAGGAGACGTAAATGTCAAATAGTCATCACCAACGGAGTCTACCGCAATGAATTGATTTGGAATAAGCTCAGCCTCTATCCCAAAACTATCAACAATCTCCATGCTTAAAATTTTAAGCAACTGCATGGCTTGTTTCTTGGAGTCGCCGTCAAATGCGTTTTCCTTAAGTGCATCTGAAATCGCCTTTTGGATATCAGCCATCGACAGTCTCCTCGACGGAGTTTACCGCATGATAGATCTTCCCGAGGATAGTCTCTCTTTTCATGTTGGACCGAACAACAATCCCTAATTTCTTTGCCTGCTCGATAAGCTCTTCAGGTTCAACATCTTCATACAAAGAGGCAAAGCGGTCGATGTCCTCACTGGAGCCCAAGCTGGGCAGGCCGATCTCAACATCCGGCTCGGACTCAGCTTCCAGCAGCATCTCTTCTATGATTTCACGGTTTTGAATTCTCTCAATCTCTCTTGGGTGCTTCCAGTCTGGAGCGATGTAAGTTCCAGGATTCTTATGCTCCTCTTCGGCCATTGAGGCTACCCCGATGCCCGTTGTAGGATTTACAAGATTATACTTCTTTGCAATGGTCTGATAATCATCACCAGCCAAGAAAAGATCGTGAACAGACTCTGGCTGCATCGTAGCCGTAAACATGTTTGGCCATTCAGAGATGTGAGTAAGAACATACGCGATTGAAGAGAGAAGATCTGCAGTGGGCTCTGGGACATCTGACATATCATAGTCATGAATCCTGTCCTGCATCTGAATGAATGCCCGCCTTAGAGTTCCTGACTTAAGGCAATCAGGCATGTCAGACACGCCTTCATTCCACTCTCGCATCAAAGATTCCAATGAGTACCAAAACTCGGCACTCAAATATCCGTCATCTGAATCAAGAAATTTGTCAAAATCTCGATAAAGAGCCACGCCCTTTTTGTAGATAGCTGCTTGTACAGATAAAGGCATCAAACCTCTCCATTGTTTATCGACGGAACAGTCTTTTAATTCTCTGCAACGGTCGCCCTCTGAGCGGTCTTGTGGCACCCTGCGAATTGCATGATGAAAAACCTGGAGGGCATGACTCTAAATCTGGAGTCAACACTGCAACGACAGGAACGACTTCGCCGCCGTCGCCTTCTTCTGAAATATCAACATAGCTTTCTTCGCTAACTTCAACTTTCTTAACCACATCCGAAGTAGCCTTGGTCGGAACCAGCGGCAGGGAAAAGAAAAATATAGAAACAGCAATCAGGGAAGAAAATAAACTGTACTTGCTCATATCATTACCTCAAAGAAGAGTCATGCTCCTAATGGCAACCTGACCGTCAGGGATCTGCTTGCT